ACCTCGCCAGTAACTTGATTAACTGTCTGCATATCCCAATTAGTTAAGTTATCACTATCAAATCTAATAGTTCCATTATTCTGAAAACCACCTGTATCATCTGACGGTATAAAAGCTGTCCAACCTGTATCCTCTAAAGAAAACGTAAATGTTGCTTTGATATTGGCGCTTGCCAATACAGTCATTAAAACATTTATCTGGTCAAACTTTGTAGCAGACCCAATTAATACCTCGTCGTTATCACCGCCAAACATAATAACATTTGTGCCAGAAGAACCAAAAGCAGTTGTTACATCTGTATAAGTTGTTGCACTTGAATCGTAAGTAAACGCTGCGGCTATTGCTGCTGCTGTTCCTAAATGTTGATGAATAACCTCAACCCCTGAATTAGCCCCTACTGCTACTGTTTCCATATCTGTGTTAGTAGGGTCAGACGCAGCTACATCAATACCATGAAGGTCTCCACCAGTAGCTCCTGCGTTATCAATAACCATATTAATACCAGCACCACTTATCCCATCTACAAAGGCTGTAGCGTCATATTTAAGACCGTGCCCTGATACGCCACCAAATGTATGTGCATCAATATCTAAATCAATTCCTGTATGTCCATTTACCCCTGCTATTACAACTGCGTGTACTGAATGGTCATTAAGTCCAGTTGGTGAGTATATTTTAAATGAAGCATCATCACTTGCTCCTACTTGGGCGTGAATATCTCCATGGTCGCTTACATAAAAATTAGGTGCTGGATATACTACATAAACAAAAGCTGTTGCATCTGGTATTGCTGCCCCACCTGTTGAACCAAAACTTACTGTAATGTGAGTTGTATCAGTTATTGATGTGATCTCTCCTGTTGCACCTGTAAAACTTACGCCAGTTGAGCTAATAACTTTAACAAATTGTCCTACATAAGAAGATACAAATGTTGCTTCTGGGTCATAGATAGTTTGTGTAGCTGCTGTTAATGTAGCATTAGTTTCACCTACATTTGTATATGTTGTTGCTAGAACATTATCAGCAATCTCTAGTCCTGCACCATACGCAACTGCCTCTGAATACAATCCTTCCATAGCCTTAATACCACTCGTTGCATATATATCTCCTTCGCCTCTAAACCCTGCTGATGGAGACGCTGTACCTACTGATAATGCGTGTGAAGGTATGAATATGTCGTTTAAAAACCTATGTGCAGTAGTAGCACCATAATCCATATACCCATCATCCAAACTATCTATATATTCATTACCATCTGTTTGAGTAAATAACAATTTATCAGTAGCAAGTATCTCCCCGTCAACTTGTAAATATCCAGTCCCTACATCTTTTGGATTGATACGCAAATTTGTATTATCATAATAAATGCTCGCATCTTTACCTGACCCCATATACGTCAGTATATTATCTCCGCCAAGGAAATTATTCCCGATAGTTCCACCATTATACATAAGCCAGTCTTCATCAGAAGCTCTATCAATTGTATTATACATGGCGTATTGTTTAGCAGTACCTCTGTCTACACCATATAATTGGTTATATATTCCATAATTAAGAGTTTGGACGTTTCCGTTTGTAATTGTCGGAACCATATAAGAATAGTTGAATATCCCATAATTGGTCAGAGTAAATGCCCCACCGACTTTATCTACAGCACAAACATGACGTGTTCTATTATCTATTCCATAGTTGGTAATGTTATATGCTGATTCTGTTAATGAATGGGTAGATTCAACATAATTATTTAATGCTATATTTTGTTCAAATATAGGTATATATGATGAATTTGCAGTATGATCACCTGTCGCATATACTGAATTGTTTTGTCCGTATGTGTAAAGACTAGCTGAAAATGGCGAGCCTGATATAATATGTTCGTTATGTAGCGTGTTATTAAATCCATTAGATGTTAATGATGAGCTAGACGATGAACTTATTGTTTTTGTAAGATTGACTCCACTGTTTGTTGATGCCCCTGTATAAGTCTGCGTAATGTTAAACAGGTCTACATCAGCCACACCAGCAGCATTAGTAAATACACCTGCCATTGTAATATCGTCAGTAGACGTTAGTTGTTCCCCCTGAACTATTCCGCTAAAAGTAGCATCAATCCCACCTGTTAAATCATATGCCCCCATAGGCCAATCTGCTGTTAATGGTATTGTTCCGTCTGCCTTTATATACCCTTCTGTTCCGTGGTCTCCCCAACCATAAGCAGTTTCAAAATTAGTTTCTTGAGTTTCTGTGATATGTTCATAATCTGTTCCAGCGTTAAGACCAGTTAAACTATTATGTGTGAAATCACTTGAAACTTGGTCGCCAGAGTTGTTTCCTGATAGTGTCCCACTGTTAAATGTTCCACCAGATACATTTCCTGTTGTAGTAATAGAATCACCAGTAGTTGCAGTAGATATATCCGTACCTGCCCTAGACCAATATCCTAAATCACCTGTTGTTGGAGCAGTAGAAGTAAGAACCTTAGAGGTATCTGTATACACCCCTAGGCTAGCAGTTAATCCGCCAACTTCTATATCATTGCCAACTGTTAAATCAGTCTCAATTTCATGGTCGCCTAAAGTCTTTTGATTAGCAGAACATGGATTGCATAACAATAATAAAAATATAATGATTATTCTAATAATAGGTAACCTCCATCTTCGAGAAGTAGAAATGTTCCATCCTCGAGCAATAGTTTGTCAAACACCGCTACATCAGGCCATTGAGATTGCAACGTATTGTTAACATACATTTTCCAAACGCTATCTTCATAAACCATACATCTGTCTGTTGTCGGGCAATCTGCCAATGTGTCATAAACACAATTTATTGCTCCAAGAGTACATAGTTCTGTTGCTAAATCTGAAAGACCTAAATCACAAACTGTTTTCCCTCCAACATCTGAACAAGTCATAACTCCGGTAAAATTCAAATAAGACCTAGGCCTCAAACTTGTTCCCTCTTCTTGTATGAGATGGGATCTAGCTGTAGATCCTCCGATTGTTGTTTCTGAGTCTGCAAAACAAACACTCGTACAAATAAAAAGAGACAATATGATTAATACCTTTTTCATTTTACTAAACCCAATTCTTTTAGTTGCTTCTGTATTTTCTTTTCTTTCATAAGATGATCTAGTATTTTACTTACCTTAGCTTCTGCAATAGCAACTTTATTATGAGTAACTTTTAAATGTTTAGTTGCTGACTCGTTTGCAGATTCATCTTGTTTAACTTTTAATTCTCTATTTTCAAGATTAAGTATTATTGCTTGCGACTTAACAATCAACCTATCTTTTTCTTTATCTTTAAAAGCTATTCCCCTAACCAATGAATCGTATTTTGTTTTTTCTTCTTTTGCTTGCGCTACAATTCCAACAGTATCTAAACGCAACTTGTCTATTTCTTCAGTAATGCCTTTTGCTTTTTCATGCTCAACAAAAACTTTTTCTTTTCCAATTGCTATTTCGTTAAGTTTCTCGTCGAGACTTCTAGTTTTCTTAGCAATAGATAATTCTTCTTTTTCTACAATAGAGATTTTATTTAACAAATCAGTATTAATTCTATTTGTTGCTCGTAATCCATTCTTTGCCTTCTGATTATTTTCTTCTGTCTCTGCCTTTAACTTAGCTATTTCATCTTCTGAATTAGTAACAGCTATCTCTCTCTTTTCTGCATCTCCGACCAACTTTTCTATTTCTTTTTCTGTTGAATTTTTTACTGTTCGCAAAGCCCTTATGTCTCTTTTTAATTCAGTTCTGGTTAAACAATCTTTTTTAGATTCATCTAACGCTTCACTTTTTTGTTTCCTTATATCCTTTATCTCTTTAATGATTTTATTCTTTTCTCTTCCATCTTTTTCTACTTCTCTTTTCAACGCACCTGACTGTTTTCTAAGCTCACTCACTTCAGTTTCTATATCTTGATGTATCTTGTCTAATTTCTGTGTTCTATCTATCATTGTTTTACCTCACATTTCGCTAGTTTTAATACACGCATAAATAATACCAGAGCCACCATCTTGAGTACACTCAACTTGAATTTTATCTCCGGCTTTTAAATTACATTGTCCTTGTGGCCTGAATATAAGATCAGTTTCTTCTACCATAACAACATTAAGCAACTCAACATCATAATTAGACCCTTGATCAGATACCAATGTTATTGTTATTGTCTCTGATATAGATTCAGAAGCTTTAAAAGTGACCATCTCAAGCTTACGTTCACGCCCTATAGATGTAGTGTAGTCTAAAGCAGCAGAAGATAAATCCTGAGAAGTTGTTATGTCTTTTGATAAAAAATGCGCTGTTTTCATTTTACTGTCTTTATAGTTAATACTGTAGTCTTAGGATTACTGTTTTGCCCTGTTATCTTGAACCTACCATACATTAAATCTACTGTATCTATAGTAGCTAAATGCCAACTTCCGTCAGTCAAAGATGTATTTATATCTTCAGTTATCATATAAGTAACATCTGATGCCCCTTCAGTAGCAGGCTTTTGTACTGACTGTTGAAAATAAATAGCAGTGTCTCCTGTTGCCGGACTCATTAAATAAGCAACTCCTATATCCAACTCAGTATTTGCACTCTTGATAGGAAAGGATCTTGTATAAATAGTATCTGTCTCAGACACCGCTAAAGATACTGACCTAGATGAAGTTTCTACTGTCTCTACAACCTTTGAATGATTAGCTGCAGATACAGGACAAACCATAATTGCTAACACCATACCGATTAATAATAACTTTTTCATTTTTCCCCTCCGATTAATGATTGATTGCTTAATATTCCGAATAACATGATTGCTAAATATTGATAAACCCCTAGTTGAAATATGAATGATCCGCATGATACGAGGTGCAAAAGGATAAATGCACACGCATATACGATTATTTGCTGTTCGTCGTTCCTGTACCCCTTGTAGGCTTGTTTTAGGCACTCTAGGACTGCTAGAACATACAGTATCAACCCTATTATCCCTAATGTATACAATATCTCTAACGGATCGCTATGCGCCTGTCTAAACTTCCCTCCATGCTTTAACCAAAATAAATATCCATAGCTTCCTAACCCCACTCCTGTAAATGCCGGTGCAACATATTCTTTATCTTTTAATGGTGATGTTCTTAAATCTTCAACAATATCCTCATATACTGCCTTTCTACCGTTCAATTCTTGAACAGTAAACCCTTTTGCCACAAACACCCCTGTAATAAGCGTAAATGCTAAAACTATATACAGCGTTCTTGGTCTAATTAATACTAAATAAACCAAACTTGCTATAAAAGTTCCGCCTATTGCCATCTTTGAATTTAATATTAATAGAAATATTGCCATGAATACGGCAGGAATGTACTTCTTTAAGCTTAATGCAGTAATTATACCTAATCCTATAAGCGGAGAGACTAAAGTGGGTTGGCCTAAGCTACCTATCATGTGAGGAGTTGTTACACCACCTATAACCGAAAGAGCTTTTACTTTATAGAACTGATCAAATCCCATCCATTGAAAGAAAATATAGAACGTCATTAGCAATGCAACGTAATATATTGAGGAAATAATCTGTTTATGGCAAATTTTTGTTAAATCTATGCTTTTTACACCTATAAACATGAGAAAGTAACATAAAATATATGCAAATGGTTTCCACACCCAAAAAGATGAGGAATTTAATCCGTTTACATTGAGAGGAACATTCGTAGCTCTGTTTGTACTAACAAGAATAAATACTAGAAAAACTAACAACCACTTGTTAGATATTCTTACATTAACCCCTTGATAGAGAGCAACCAAGCCAATACATACCGCCAATAATAGCGATAGCGATAGCTTAGCTACTCTCGTATCTGGTGTTAAAACTACTGCATCAGGGAACAATCTTATGATAATTTCATAAAAGGGAAGTAAAACTATTCCTATCAGCAAAATGATTTTTTTGTAATCATATCGCATTGAAATTAACCCTTTTTAATTAACATCCGCCCAAGTTCCGATTCTATTACTGCAATACCATTTTTGTTGATGCTCCTACTATGGGTAACTGTGTCACTTGTAACTTGTGTTGCATTTGATCCTAAACGATCTCCTGCTGCAAACGTCGTTACTACCGCACTAGAAACACATCCATCAAACGTATCTGTGCTTTGTGGTGTAAGATATACTGCTGCTTCTGAACCTTTACCACCAACTATAACAAAAGTATACTCTAATCCTGCTTTTGCTGTAGGTAATGTCTCAATTACAGTTGTTGATACTGGATTTATAAGAAATACCTTACCACTCTCTACTGCTGTAACTGTATCGCTTGATGTAATCACTTCTGCTGTCTTTTTTAAACCAAGAACCTTGCCTAAACTATCAATTAAAACTTCTTGGCCGTCACTTGCAGTTACAGAAAATAAATCCGTAGCTGCGTTTGCCCCACTAACCATAAAAACAATCAATAGAGCAACTAAAATGGAAGTTCTTTTAAACATACTTATCTCCTTTTAGTGGGGGAGCTTTATGCCCCCCCTAGTTATACTCTATTAAGCTCCGGTACTTGCAAAACCACCACGCCAGTTATCATTACCTACGTCATATCTTGCTCTACCCTTGAAGTTATAAGCTTCAATGTTGTAGTCTACCCAAGATACGAAATGAGGTTTTTGACGCCATACAAACTTGAAGTAACCTAACCCTGGTAACATAATATACCATGCTGTATCACTTCCGCCATTAGCTGCGTCCAACCATACATCTTCGATAGCTCGATAAGTAAACATACCTTTTCGAGTTGTGAACTGGTTGATGTTTCTCTGAGTTGTATCTGGTTGCTCAACTGCTCTTTCACTTAAAACTCTTGCTACTTTACCTCTCAACGCTGGTGGATAAAGCAATACTGGATCTTCTGTGATAGGAATTGGTAATGCTTTCATATCATAAAGATTATCCGTCATTGATGTTTCCGCCAACTCAAGGTTGTCATGCGAAAAAGCTCCACTTAAAAGATTGCTATAAATGTTGCCTGTGACTTCTCTGTTCTGAGGATGCGCAGAACTAAACGTATACTGACCATCCGGGCCAGCTACACTAAACCCTAAATAAAGGTGTTGTGCTTGGTCATACGCTATTCTAGCTCTTCCACCTCTACCCATTTGCTCTGAAGAACTTACTTTACTCAACAACGCATATTCGTCATCGTCAGATGCTTCAAACGATACTTGGAACTGCTTTGTGATTTTACCGATTGTGTACGTCTTTTCATAACCAAGAACAGGATCTTCAATGTTTCCACCAACCATCTCGTCTTGATCTTCCCACATACCTAACGAACTCAAATCATCTACTTGATAATCTTTTTGAGTCGTGTCTACATCTTTAAACGCTGCTGAACATCCTTCTGGATAATCACCAAACGCACCCAACAAAAACTCGTCATATACAGACGAATATAACTCCGCTACACTCTCTCTTATTGTTGACATTTTTTACTCCTCCTTAAAACGATGATACGGTTAATTTACTTTTTTAGTCTTGATCCATTACTACTAACTCGCCCTTTGCATAACCATAAGTATTGGCTGCTATTGCATCTGCTGAAATATCAATAGCAAGAATGTGGAATCCCCAAGCTACACAAGTAGTATCAGAAATATCAATACTATCATTAGCTTCAAGATCAACAATTTCACCAACATTGGCTTGATCTAATACTTCATTAGATTCAACTTTTACCCAGAACTTATAATTTTGGCGAGGTGGAATAACTAAAAGAGCTTCACCGCTTGTGCAGTCATGCGCTGCTATACCTAGAAAAGTAGCTGCAAAAGCTGTTGTAGCATTTGTCGCAAGACCAGAACCATCGCTATGGATAGCTTGTCCTTTTGTTATTGTAACGGCTGCTGCTGTGTACTTCAATAAACCAGATCCCTCTGCACATGTATCTGATGTAAAACCATCTTTATAGTAATATTTTTGCATCTCAACATACCTCCTAATTGTATTCATTAATATGTAGCTTTATTTCAGAAGGTATATCATCCGTTCTTTTCTCGAAATGAGGCCATGCACAATCACGACATATAGGGCGTTCTTCACCTGGGAGATACTCCTGCTCTAATCCGCATCTGCCACAAACGTAAAATAACTCTCTGCCCTCTTCTTGTCGCTTATTTGTCATTAGTCCTCATCTGTCTTAGAATCATAATTGTTTAACCCTAACCTACTGCGTTCTTTCATCCTAGCTTCTGCCTTAGTAGGGTCAAGACCTGCCTTCTTATATAAAGCTTCCATTTTTTCTAACTTCTCTGACTTTGTTACAAGAGGCTTTGTTATTATATGTGAAGCTGCTGTAGATCCATTACTCTCATCAACACTTGCTCTACGTTCAGTTTCCATTTTTTTAGCCTCCGCTATCTTTTTCTGAACTTCTTCCTCAGAATACATCTTTGGTTTCGGTTCTTTAGTTTTAGTTGCTGCTAACCTAACTTCTAGTTCTTTGGCTACTTTATCGCCAAAGTCTACTTGGTTCAGCCAATCGGGATTCTCTTCAACAATTTTAGTACATAACGCATACTCAGGGTACTCAGATTCTAAAACATCAGCTATTTCATCTTTGCTTAACCCTTTTTCCTTTAACTCCAATACCTTTGCTTCCGGCCTTGTGTTAGGGAACTGGTCAACCAACCTTTTAACTGATTCATCTTGCTTACCGATAAACTCTTCAGCTTTCTCAGCTAACTCTTCTTTATCAGTAGCCTCAGTCTTTAACGAATTACGCCTTTGTTCGTTCTTTGCTACCCACCTTTGCGCTGCTAATGGATCTTCATCGTTCCACGTTTCCCAATCTTCCTTTGTCATCTCACGCCTATTGGCATAAGGTTTATCTTGATCCTCTGTTATCTCAGAGAGGATTCTCTGCTCTTCTACTTGTGTGGACTTGCCCTCTTTGATAGGCTCTTCGATAGTTTTCATCTGACCTTTTAAGCCAGTTATCATATCTTCAAGCGCTTTAATCTTTGAGTCATAGGCTCTATCTCTATCTTTGCCCTGTCCAAACATCTTGTTGATCTTCTTCTCAGCTTTCTTTAGCTTCCTAGCGAGTTGTTTATCTGAAGGTTCGCCATCCCTTTTCTTCTTGACCTCTTCTAACTTAGTCTTTTCTTCGTCATTCAAATCATCTTCAGGCTTATCTAACAACTCTTCATCCGTTGCTTCCTCCTGCTCTTCTGCTTGAATTTCCTCTGTAGTCTTTTCTTTAGGCGCTACAATTTCCTCTTTTTTAGGCTCTTCAACCTTATTTTCTTCTTGTTGCTTTCCTGCTAGGAGATCAGATAACTTCTTCTTCCCTAGCTCTAAAACATTTTCAAGACTCATTTATATCTCCTGGTTACTTTTTCTTAAAGGGATTTGGCTTTGTTTTTGCTTTAGCCGGAGTTGGTGCAACCTCTGGCTCTTTAGCATTAGGCTCTTCAACTACAGGCTCTTCTGGTATCTCTTCGCCAAGAATAGTCAACAACGCTTTAATACGTTTCTTGTCAGATACCGTTGGGTTGCCTTTGTCTTGTAAAGCGTCTAATTCATCTCTTTGCTTCTTGACATCAGCTGCCTCTGCAAGCTTTATTCCCTTCTCTTTAAGCTTTTCTTTTGATTCCTTCTTTAAATCTTTTTCAAAATCATCTAACTTTTTGGCTCTATCAATAGCCGCCTGATCGTCAGCAACCGCCAAATCATGTGGCATATGGCCTCTTGCTGGATTGGTTTCCATAATGATAGGCTTGGGAAGGTTCTTACCCATTTTATTAGTAATAGCCATTACTCGTTCTCCTTGTTCGATTTTGTTAAACTAATTATTCTATCTGATACTACAGCTAAAATCTTATTCAGTTCGTCATACCCTGCCCTTGCATTTTGGGCTTCGTCTATTTCACCTTGCCTCATGTGAGACAAGATGCTCCTTGTAAGAACACCTTGCCTCCACTTAATCAACTTCCTGAACACCAACCATCCTGCATGGTGCTTTAAGCTCTCTAAACTATCAAGCTCTTCTGCTACTGAATTTGCGAATAACTCTTTCAAATTAACTCCTGTGTTAATAGCTAGGTAACGATTTGCCGAGAGATGGCATTTCGACCACCTTCATCTAGTTTCTCTTACTCGTATAGTGTTTCGTTACGCAGTTTCCTGCCTTCTAAAGCTAGCCTTTATATTCGTCAAATTTACCAGTGTCTAATCTTAACTGATTTCCATAGGTATCTACAACACAAAGCCTAACTTCTTTAGGCTGATTATTTGAACAATCTAAACATTTTGCTCTTATTGCTTTAATTGGTGTAACCATTTCACCTCCTTTTGTTTTATAGATATAATAGCTTTAGCTTTAGCATTACTCTTTATCCATTCCTAGCATTTATCAAAGCTATATAATTGTTTATTACCAAGCCCCTTATGCTAGTGTATGTCACCGTTGTGAGAGTAATCAGCACAGAGCGGTGAAAAGCTCTAGGAGCTTGATAAACTTTAATTAATTTTCTCAATATCATATTTTGTTTGATTTCCTTTACCCCTGACCTTTATTCGCAATAAATCACCTTCTGAATAAATTGACATTTGCTTAGCAAATTCCCGAGCCGACCTATCCCATAGCATCACCCTTCCTTTTACCTCAAAAGAATATCGAATACTTTTAACTAAGTTGCCTTGATAATTTGTTGTAACAGGCTCAGCCTCAACAAATCTAACAACTGCCTCTTGCCCATCTTTCAAATCTAAAAACTTAGATTTTGATTCAACTTCAAATGGAATAAACCAAATATTATTCTCTTCTATATCAACTATTGCAAGAAAATCATATTCACCTTTTTTGTATCTATATCTTTTTCCATTCATATTGCGAGCTACCTCAACCATATGAACTTTCTTTTTTCTATTCATTGTCCAATACGATTTCTTAACTTGAACCTTTAATAATTTTCCATCTAAAGATTCTACTACATAATCGTATTTACATGAGTTTGAAAAAGGTATAGAAATATTATAGCCAGAATCTATTGTTGACTTTAAAAAAAGTGCTTCGGCTTTATCTCCATTTTTTATTCTATTACTCATTGTGTATACCTATTCCACCACTAGCTATTTTTAAAGAACGTGACCTTATCTTAGTCTGCAAAATTTAAAAACGTGCCACTATATGTAAGCTTTACATACGCAAAATACCCTTTATCATCTTCTGTTGCATATCCGCTATCCATGAATGGATCGTTATACAAGTCTTTCCCGCCTTCGAATCCTAGAGTTAAGTTCTTCGTAAACCTAACTAAATCAGGAGCATCTACCTTTGCACCTACTGTAAGCCTTGCTTGATCCGGAAGTTCATGCGTATGATACACATATTCATTCGTGTTAAGCAAATTACTCAAATAAGGGCTTGGAGTTGTATAAAGTCCTCTGTCTGTCTGTTCAGCCATAGCTGGCATTGCCATCAAGGCTAATACACACAACGCTAACAATACTCTTCTCATCTTACTCTCCTTGTTAATTGTTATTATCTTGTCTTGATTCTTCTTTTTTTCTTCTTGACTGTAAGCTTCTTGTTCTTTGGTCTCATAGCATTAAACACCTTCATAATACCGGACTCGATGTTTCTGACTATTTTTGTTCTTACCTTCTTAGCCATGTGTTCCCCTTTACATTGGTGGAGCTATTGGTGGTCTCGGCTGTTGTGTTGGCTGTGGCTGTGCTTGGCCTCTGTTCTCTTGCATAACCTGACCCATTGCTAAGTTGTTTGCCTGTTGCTCTTGATACTGTTTGTTGATCTGTTCAATCATCATTACATACAACTGGAACATATAGTTGTCTAAGTTAGACCGGTACTCTTTATCTAAAGTATGGTAATCCTTATCTTTCTTCTCAGTTAATCCCATGAACAACGTCATTACATCTTCTTCTGGCTCTGGCGTTAATACTTCACCTTGTTTAAGCCTTGTCCATGTGTCCTCTACTATCTTTGCTGATCCGAAATCCATTCTTGGTTCTGGTGGCATAATATTCTCTACATTAGGTATTCCTACCTTCTTAGCTGCGTTCTTCCATAACTGCCAGTTACCTTTTGGATTGATCTGTGGATTAAACCATATTGATTGGCTTAATGATTCTGCACCCCATAATGCTATTGTCCTCTCTAACTCCTTTGACCCTGTTGCTATGTCAGGATCAAACCTTACATTATAACTACCTCGTATTGATTCAATTGAGAAGTTATTGAACAACTTGTCTCCGCCTTCACCTAGCACTCTGTCTCCTAAATCGCTAGGACTCCAATCCTGATAGAACTGGAACAACATTGTTACTGCCTCTGATATATCCAACTGAATACGGTTTACCCACATACTAAACCTTGTCTCTGACTTCTGGTTGATTAACATATCCCTTGTTGCTGTGCCACTCACACCTTGTGTATTATTCATAAAGTATGATGCTGCTCCTGTTAATCTCTCTACCATCTGAAACAATAGGTTAATATCTGACTCAGCCCACGCTTGTGACCTTGACAGATTCGGGAAGTTTATATTCTTAGGATCATCTGTTGGGAACATATCCCCAGGTTTAACTCTGAAGTTCTGCTGGTCAAAGTTCTCATTTGGCTTATAAAACCCAAACGGTACGTTCTGCACATACTGGAAATCACTCTTCTGATTCCATACGTTATTGAACGCATTTGATACTGGTGCTATTAGTCTTGGTAATGATTTGCCATTGAAAAGCCCCGGTCGACGTATCATGCCTCCACCTATAAATGGCCTTTTTCCTGACCTAGTGATCTTTCGCAATGGCTTTTTAGCTATTACTGTCTCTGTAACTGGTTCGTAAGTAATTCTATATTCTTCAGTCTTTCCATCGGCTGTATGCTTTCCATATCTCTCATATAATCTTATCTCAAACTCTTGTAGTTCTTTTGATGTGACATCTTCTTTGATTAATCCTAGTTTCTTTTCCTTTTCCTTGCTAATAAGCGAATCTTTTATCTTAACCTTGAGCTTCTTAACAAACTCTTCTGGGTCTTTTAACTGTTTGTAATATCCTCTCTCAGCTTCATCAATGAAATCAGCAGCATTTTTATGGAGAATGTGTATTAGAAACGCCTTATCCTGCAATGTCTTACCAAACGTAGGGTACATTAGATCATCTAAATTGTCTATATTCTCAAGAACTGCCTTCTCAAACCGCATCTTTTCAGTCTCTATCTTGTACCCTTTGAACTCTGGTCTCTGGCCTTCCACTTTAGTTTCTCTCGGGATTCGACGGTCTACCCATTCGTACCAGACTTTCCATCTAACTTTAAAAATGGAAGTGCCTTGTGTGATTCTATTGTGTACGAAATCATCTATCTCAGGGAATATATTGCACTCTTGCTCAGATACCATCCACTTAGCAAACTTAGCACTCTGGTCTTTCCGGTCAATATCAGTTGTCTCTGTTGCTACCATGTGCAACGTATCAGGAGTCCAACAAGTGCCTAACAAAGTAGCTTGATAACTATCACATACCGCAGCAGTAAGACCTAAGTTCCTGTCACTCTGCCATGAATCCTTATCAAGATCTTCAATGTCAGTAGGCCTTGCTCCTTCATACATGAGCAAATCTTTACACCTATCTTTTACCCAACCTTGCATTTCATACTCTGCTTGGGCGTACTCTGCTTTAATTATTTCGGATAAATCTTTTTGTTCGGCTGGTGATATATTGTCAGATTCTAATTCAGGAGCTACTCGTTTTTCTACTTTATCAAGATTGGATAATGGATTCTTCTTTGTCATAAATTCTTCTCCCCCAACAAAAAAAGGACAACCCCCTGATCAGGAATTGCCCTCTTATTATATTGTTGGTGAGTTCTCTCCGTCGAGAAAACACAGTTTATTTTATTGTTAGAAATCCTTTAATGTCTTATTATATTATAGAATGTCTATTTTGTCAAACAAATGTTTAATTTTTTAAACATCAAACCTAGACTTGCCATTATCCCCAGGTGTTATGATTCCATTCTTTATCTTCTGCATTGCTTGTGTCTTTACGAACTGCATGACAAACGGTGCTTCTAAATTAAGTGATCCTAGCGCTGAAGGAATATGCTTTGCTTGATTAGGATTTATTAAATATCTTATCCCATCATCTGAATCAACTGTCGCACATACTACAACTGTGTCTTGGTCAATAAACTTCTCAGGTGTTTCCTCAAACTTCTTCTTCTTCTTTGCTTCTAGGTTTGCTTTGGCTTCTCCCATTTTAGTACGCCTTTCTGTTATTAGGTTTAAACTTCTGCTTGACTATGTACCTAGGGTTTGACATACATAAATAACGTGTCAAATCACTAAAATCTTTGTACGCTTCCTTCGGCTTGACCTGATCCTTCACATCACCATCTGAAGTCATTATATCTTTCCGGCTATACCTTGACAAATGCCTTATGTGATTAGTACAGTTATCACAAAAGTATATCTTCGGCTGTACGATTATCTCTCCATCCTTCTCTTCCCAATGCAGATACTCTCTGACCTTTAAATGCCCTGCCTCCACCGCATCAATACCATCATTGTAGATTAACCCTCTCTTTTTAAGCTCCTCTACTGGCGTTGTCTTACTCTGTCCACCTTGTCTTTGAGCTAATTGTACTGTCTTGTTACCAAAGTTAGGGTCTATTATCCGCTTGATGAACTTGTTGTTCACCTCATTCATCAGGATTGACTCTTTCGTTTTGATATACTTAGCATAGTCATCATACGTCTTATCATCATAAAGCATCTCGTTAAAGTTTCTTTCAGCCGGATATTCTTCAACACAACATACTGACCCAGTTGGATGTACTGCATACCAACCAATAGCCCAAGGCTTCCGGTCATGCGGATCTAACACATGCCATATCTGACAAGCTGATAAATCCATGTCCTCTCTGCTGATAACATGAACGTCTTTACTGAATGAAGGGTATATCTTGCCTTGAAGGTTGATAGGTATGCCATAGAAACGACTCTTGATCTCTTGCTTAGTCATTAACTTGGCTTCTTCCATCATACGATTATAGTTTATGTATGGATTATCGGCCGTCCAAAGGAAGTATATCTTAACGCCATCCTTCTCAGCTATTGTAGGCAACACCTCATCAACTAGCGGAGCATACCTTGACTTAATGACCGTATGACCCTCAAAAACGTCCTCTATAAGCTCTGTAACGCCCTTTAATGATGTCATTGATAGTAACAGCTCACCATCTCTATCAAGCAGCCTCATCTTAATCTCTTGCCATATATCTAGGTCAGGCTCTTCATCACACCATGCAAGGTCAATAGCATCACCCTGGAAGCCTACTCGCTTCTGATCGTATGACTTGAACATAGCTAACGTGCCATTATTTAACAAGAGCTTCCTGTTTGTATAACCGTTGATCTCATCATAACTGCCATACTTGATATAAGCTTTAGGCATGAGCCTATCCATCTTGGCCTGTTGGATATTGACTGACTCACTAAACGTCAAAGCACAACACCATATCCTGCCCTTATCCATCTCAAGCATCTTATTATCTACATAAGCACTAACAGCTTCCGTCTTGCCTGAATTAAATGTTACAATGCCATTAGCTAAAACAAACGTGTGCGAAGGGTGAGATACCGTTAAACATCTGCATTTCTTATTACCAGTAGGAACAACTCTTTTTATCAATAAATCGCTCCTGCTAACAGCTCTAACCATCTTGGTAGTAGGTGTTTTATGTAGCAAGCCAGTAATTCCTAATTGTTTTATATAGCCTATTGAAAACTGTAACTTAAAACTATCGCCTTGGTTTGGATTGCTTGCCTTAGAGTCCAAATAAATACGACCATTGCACCCAAGAGAAACCATTATATCTTTTAAATCCTTTAGCAATCTGATAGAACTTGACCATATAACAATCTTTCTGTTATCACACCCACCATCTGTAAGTATCATACCCTTTAAAATATCTTTTCTGGTTTTCTCACTTGAAACCTTGAACATATCAGGTATGAACTTATTTCTAGCCTTCTTAGTTAGCCCTAGTGACTTCAAGTCATTTATAAATAAATTCTCATTCTTTTTACCTCTCTCTAGTCTCATATAATATCTAGTCAGATCACTTGGCCTTGGCTCACACTTTAGATCAGGATAGCTTTTACAAAATTCTTCTTTAAATATTTTCTGTATTTCTTTGTTACTATTAGTAAAATTAGGTCTAGCATATCCATGACTAGGAGAGTTACCATAGCTGCCATCCCCTAAGAATAGACCTAAAAATAGCCCAGAGAAAGGAAGAGCCGGAGCATCTTTGTATCTCTGTATCCCAGAACACACAAACTTTTTTGATCTATATTTCTTATTAGAAATTTCATCAACTGTAAACTTCTTAATATGTTTCTTGCCATTGCTTATATATTGTATCGGGAAACAATGGTTTCCGCTTGCTTCAACCTCTGAGCCAGATGCGGTGATAACTTTGTATGTATCGCTATAATCATCATAAGGTATGCCTATTACATCTGTAGGGGTAGATTCTTTGCCATCCCAAGACAAGATGCAATCTCCAATGACTATGTCCTCAATAGCTTTAGTTGTGCCATTAGCCATGCGTAACATTGTGCCATAAGCCAACTCTCTGTTCCCACCAAAAATTATTTTGATTTTAGCTGGATCATCTGCGAATAGTTGTTGTTGCGGTAGGTATTGATGCAGTAAAAGTATATCGTTCTTGGCTCTGTGCCTGATTTCCTCTGCTAATCTTAAATCTTCTTCTGTCATTTAGTTCCAGCTTCGTTTTTTCATCATCTCTTTTATGCCACGCCTATCTGTATCAGCATACTCTGGATGTAAATTGTCGTTTTTAACATTCACATCTACTTGGTCTGTAAATAGCTTTTGATGCTTGCCTAACAACTCAGCACATCCTTTAACATCAATTATTTTGTATTCAAGCAACTCCCCTGCGCTATCATATTTAACACCAATAACTGCTTTTGCAGTATCATCATCAAGTTCATGTGGTTGTTTTAAAATAATATTCCCAGTTCCAGCTTCATCTTCCTTGTAAAGCTTCCTCACATCAAACTCTTGCCCTTGCATAAGTCTTTTAAGTGTTTTTGCCATTGTTACCTCAAGTCTTTTAAGCACAGGAGCTTGTAACTCTTTTATTCTTGACACTATCTTGACATCATCCATCATGCACTTAGCTTTCCTATGAACGCTTGCTGGTTTCCATTTCAAAGAAGCAGGATATGCTAATCTGTATGCGTCAGAAGAATTATTAGCTAAGATATATTCCTGGCAAAACTTCTCTTGTTTAACTGTAAGCAATTGCATGAATTTCCTCTGGTTTTGTTGCTAATTGTTCTAAAGCATTTTTAAACTCATTATAAAACTTTATATAATCTCCAAAACATCTAGTTGCTGTGGCTGTAGACACTATGTCACATTCCCACGCATCCAAGGGTATCAAATGATCTAACATCCATTTAGCTTTTACCTGAGACTTTTCTTGGCTTGAAACAACACCTGGGCTAATATTTGTTATCCCACACTTCTTATATCTACAAATCATTTGCCTTTCAATCAAAAGCGCATCTACTTCTGGCAGGTTGTTTTTATATATAATTTCTGTTACATTTAGCCCTTCGCTAAGAATATTATTAATCCTCGCCACTTTATCTGCGTTGTCTACTCTCCCCTTTTTAGCGTTACACACATGATTCTTTAAGCGATTGCCTTTGCCTTTTCCCACATAAAAAACTGATTGATCTCTAGGGTCTATCAAGAAATATACATAGAACTTCTTTTGTTTAGGAGTGAGCTTTTTCTTCATACTTTTACATCCGATCCTGTATCTCTCATTTCGCCATCTTCGTCTTTATTCATTTAGCTTCCCATCTCTGAACCTGTTAATATACTCTTCTTCGGGCATTTGGCTACGAGTTTCTTCAGCCTTATACCCAGCATTTGATAGCAAATTACCATAGAAAAGAATAGGGCTATTGTCCATGGGGAACAACTCTCCTGGTTTTATAGAGATTCGGTTCATACTTTAATATACCCCAAGTTATACATCATTTTTTTATTTAAGACTTCAACGCCTTTGTTAGAAAAGTCGGCAATAAGAGTAACCTTCGGGAGTTTGCGAGTATATTCTGGTATCATGCTTGACATAGCCTCAAATAGTTCAGGACTTTTGACTAAAAGAATATCGCCATCAGTTAGCTTTAAAGCTTCAATGTTGTTTGCTATGTCTTGTTTAGTCATACATACCCCTCATCAATAACCATAAATATTTTCATTCTAAGTTCTCCTTCATTATAACATTTTTAAGTGAATCTACTTCGTGACCGCCATGCACAATATTTATTTCCTTTGACATCCTAGGTACAATCCATCCATTTATAAGAGCTTCTTTTGAAACCCTAAAAATCCTCTTGCTTTCAAAATAAAAACATAAAGATTTTAATTCTTCATCATATCTAATGTCTATATCTTCTGTATTGATTGTCTTTTCGTTCATTTAACCACCCTTTCGATATGCGGAAAACCCATGATGAAAAGAGACAAACATATAATTGCGATTCCTAGCCAAATGTATATAAAGTCTTTCATAGTAGGTATTTTAACACATAACCTTTCATTTTACAATAGATTTTACAGCTAAAACATCTATGAACTGAATAGAATAATATGCTTCACCGTCGAGCTTAAAATCGTGAGACCTTGAAGGCTTAGTAATAAAAACAATATCGTTGGTCTCGCATGGCGGATTGATTTTTTTACCTTTGTAGCCTGTGTAAACTTCGCCAACTGAAACAGCTCTACATTTTAAGTATCTCATTCCATGATGATCAGTGTTGTAAATAATTCCGGCTTCAGTAGATTTTTCTTCTGACAATACTTTAACAACTATTTTTCCTGCTGCTGATTTAATCTTCCTGTTCATTCTTCCACCTTTGCTAGTAGATAATCCGGTCTAAGTACGATTAATTTCTCATCATCAATACAAATCTCTCTTCCTTCGTGGCGTTCAAATAATACCCTATCTCCTACTTTAATGTTCAGCTTATTGTCTTTGCCTAAACTTCTTACTATCCCATAGAACTTACCATGATATGATTGGGCTGATTCTGGTATGAATATAGTGTTTATAGCTGTTTCGTGGATCATCTTGACCATCACGTTGTCATAGGTTGTTTCAACCATCTTTTGCCTCCTCAACTCTTGTTATTATTTTTTTAACACACCTCAAACCACACTTACATACCCATTTTCTATGTGCGTTATGTTCACCATATCTCCATTCATCAATAAGAGTTGTTGCTTTGCATACTGGACATTCACCAGTTTGAACATCTGCATAACTATCCATCTTTCCCCTCCTGTCTCTGTTTTCCTCAAGGTATCTTGAGTTTTCCGGTAGGATCTTATCTAATATCCACCAAAGTATTTTGTCTATCATATTTTGGCTCTGCAATGTGAACCTGTTAAAATCCGTCGCCTTCTTTGTCCTGTTGCCCTATTGTCTCTAAATGCCCTATATTGTATTTTACCTTTTTTAATACGATATTCATAATCATGCACAAGGCCACAATCACAACATATTCTTCTGAAAGGTTGCTTTATAGTAAACCATTCCCCATCTTTGAGCTGATGATATTCATTCATTAGTTTTATCCTCTGTTATCCCTCGCCATTTGTTGATGCAATATTTAGCAAGATATTTTTTTAAAGTATTATACGTAGAAACTCCTGTTAGTGGTGACTCTTGATATTCTCCCAGCCATTCTATTATGCGTTCTTCTAGCTCATCTGCACATTGAGCCTTAACCTCACTACCATGTATTTCTAACAATTTATTAGTTCTTACAAATTCATTATCAATGTTTTCTTTTCTCTCTTCTGCTAATAGGTTCTTGATGAAGCTAATAACTTCATCAGGAGTGCCATAAACCTTAAAACTTCCTTTTTCTGTAAACTTCTTTTCAAAACTTTCTATCCATGTTTCACTCATTTCTATCCCCTCCTTCATATGTTATCAAGAGACCTTAGCATTAGTCCACAAACATGTTTTTTTCTCAAAGGCATCGCCAAATTGATAAGGATTTATTATTTGATTAGGTTTTTTCCATTCGCTGCTCATTATTCCTATTGGATTCTCGATTACGACCTTATTGCAATTTGCATTGGCAAATAACATAAAAAAACAAATTGCTTCTTTTCTGTCTGCATGTCGTTTTATGGCCTTATCGCCATATTTGTCAATATTAAACCATCTATTTCCCGTTACAGTTAAAAAAGTGCATGGTGGAAAAGCTATAATCATATCCCATTTATAATCAGGTCTTTGGTCAAGTATTTCTACATCACAATAGGATTTTCTAAATATTGGAATATTTAACACATCTCCTTGTATGTGCCATTCAGGATGACCACCACTGCACGGAAGAATATCACAGGAATATGCTTCGTGCCCTAGCTTTCTAAACTCGTTACATACGACTTGACTTTCTTCACAAGCAATTAATATTCTCATCGTGTCACCTGCCAATCTAAATTATTGTCCATGTTATCTCCTAAACTCTATGTTTAAGTTCTTAGCTAGTCTCTTTGCGAGTTGGGTCGCCTCTCGCTTGGTATAAAAACAATGCTTCCTAGTTATCATTGAAAAATGGTTTCTTCCCCTCAAAACTACCCTGCACCCATAAGCTGTGCCATCACAACCAACCTCAACCCAATACTTTTTATTCATTTATGATCCTTTCGAGTGCTGTTACCCTTTTGTGAAGCATTGTATTGCTCTTCTTGAACTTATGGAACTTGTATATAATATATGGTGATGATATTACTAGAAATAGAATTACCCAAAGCATTAACCATGCTGTCCTAATAATTGTCTTGATGTGTCCGCCCATTGGCATCTTTACCATTTACTTGTCCTTCATTGAATTTACCAGTATAAAAGGAACAACAACCCCGAAAAATATTATCCATACAATAGGTGATATTGCTTTAATATCCTCTAACATTTTGCTCCTCCATCTGTAAAAGTAGGCCTGTATCTTTTTCTATATCTTTAACTCTTGACCTTATATCTGCTAGGATTATGTTGGTCTGAATAAGGCTAGTATAAACTCCGCCCTTTAACTCCTCTGGCATCCTTGACATTGCCACACTAAAGCTTACAGATATAATTAAAAAACACGTAACCACCAAAGCTGATATGTACTTGTTGATAAAATCGTTATACTTATTTAGTGCCTTTTTCATGCTAAATCCTCCAAAACTGTTACCTTTTCTGCATATTTATGGATTATTTCAATATAATCTGTCTTAGAATACTTAACGTTTCCTGTCCATTTTAATTGTTCAATTCGTTCTGTTTCTTCTACGCCATATACTTCAATCATCTTTTTTCTGTATTCAAGCCAATTCCCTGAAAGGTTTACGTTGCAATGGTATCCTTGACAATGTACGTTTCTTTCATGGAAATATAAAGCTAACCCACAAGTCTTTGCTGTAATATAGTGGCCTGCATGGGCTGATTTCCAGCCAGGCTTTTCATTCCCATATCTATCAAAATAATCAGGTATTTTCTTGCCACAGGTAAAACATACACCTTTATCTCTCATTCTTACATAAACACTAAATATCCGCCAAAGCTCTTTTTTGAGCTTATTAAGTTTCCATCCCATCATAGTTTTGTCTTGTTTGGTTTTCATACACACATCACCTCATGCGCATCTTCCTGTATCTCTACACTCTCAAATACATCCCGCGCTGTCTCCCATGTGTCTATTTCGTTTGGTTGTAAAACCATATATGGCCATACCTCTACAATCTGATTTGCTAAATCAATATCATTACCACAGTTGTGAATCCCCAAATCTCTTAACTTATTATGATCCTCAATTACCTTCCACGCTTGCTTTTCATTATCCCACCGCTTATCTTCGGGCATCATATCAGATATTATGTCAAATACTTGTTCTTTTAACGTCATCTTTTGCATCTTGACCCCCTAGTCTTATTCGTTAAGCATCATATTTGTATACTTTTAATAGACTACCAAGCGGAAACCCAATATTGCACACCTCTTTGTTATATGCCCCATTCCTAAAAGGACATTTAGGGCAAGTTGCAGGTGCGCACTTAACAACCCTAAAAGCCCTGTGTTCTTTTATTTTGTGTAGCTCCATCTTATGCCCCTTTCATTATTGATTTGCTTCTTTCTCCCAATCCTTCATTTTATCTAAGGCCTCTGTGCTTACTGGCGCTTTCATTTGGGCTTTAGGATTATCTTTATTTCTAGCTTCCCACGTTTTTACAGTAGATTTCCAGTTTTTAACAGCTTGTCCATTAGCTTTAACCCAACCAGAAGATTCATAGTTATTCCAAAACAATTCAGGGTTAACAGAGCTTTTGGTTTCATCACAATATTTCTTAACTTGCTCAAGTGTCGGCTTCCTAAATCTTTTATCTTTAGTTGTATTTTCATCTTCAATTACACTTTCATATTCATATTCAGAGTTTGCTTCTGTTTTTGCTTTAGCAAATTGTGTAGCAAAACCCCCTTTTTGTCCTGCTTGTGACCTCTTTAAACTTATATCATTATCGTGTATCATTCTTTTTTGCAACAACTTAGAGTCATTTACTATCAAAACACCTTCATCTATAAGCTCTTCAATGGCTTTTTGTATTTCTTCAACATCATAGGGCATTTGTTTAGCAAGCTTATAAGCAAAATTGTAGCACTTGCTTTCTTTTTGCTTGTCTTTTTGCTTTAGCAAAATTGTTCCGTAGTCATCAGATTTGTGCATTATACAAAGAAGTCTTATATAAACACCTGTAGCTGAAGCAGAACATTCTATAAGTTTTTCATCTGTCAGGAAGTCTTGGACATATAATGGTATGTATGGTTGATCTCTAAGAGCCATGATTATTTAATTATCCTTTTTCATTGATCATTATTTTTATTTAGAAAAGTTTTTATTAGTAAAGGTCTGGCTTCGTTAGCATCTATAAACATGCAACAAGTGTCTAAAGAATATGAGTCTGAGTTATTTACTGTGCAATAACATCCATCTGTGATTGAAGATTGACCACCACAAAAAATACATTGAAAACAATTTAATTCTTCCATAATTAACTCCTTTCAAAAATAAAATGCCCCACAGGGTAAAGGAAAGTATCCATCTCGGCTAGAGACCCCATGAGGTATAAAAAAATCCGGCGAGCTATTTTCTCGTCGGAATGGTTTAATTTTTTATTCATCTTTACTTCCCTTTGTTTATTTATGCTCTAGCCGTTAATACCTTTAGTGTATACCCTCTAAACCGCTTTGTCAATACCTCATCCAATTATTTTTTTCCACATTTAAAAACTATATCGCCCATTGAACAAAGACCCATTTCGGCAACAACGTATGATGGTATGCCATCAAATTTTATAGGAACAGTAGCGCACCCACCCAGCATCAAGCATAGAATTAAAAAGTAGTGTTTCATTTTCACACCTCTATCATTAGTACACGAATTAAACTTGCCACCAAAATCCCGATGATAACACCTAGACAAAAGAAAAGGGCATGATCTTCTGTTAGTTTTTTCATAATCTCCCCTTTCTAATTCCTTTTAAAAGCCAGAGCAACGTCACCGATAACTTCTGCTGTGTTTTGGATAAACCTAAAAGGAGCAGTTCTGTTGTCTACGCTTTTTAATAGTGTGTTATTCTTGGAGTTTCGTACTATTGCCACTTTCCTGCTGTGCTTGTGATCCGTTACTCCTCTTGAGTGTCCTAAACAGAAAACACCTAATAGGATTGCTACTGTGAAACATAGTTTAATGGTTTGTTTGGGTTGCATTTTGGTTTCCTTTCTTTATTTAAACAGCTCTGATTGAACGTCTCTCTTTGATTCGTTTAGGATGTGTAGCCCCATTTCTGGTTCTACACAATTAGCCAATACTTTCTTTTTTAGTGTTTTAGTTATGTCAATGTTTGAAAAATCAAAACCTATAATATTCTCCCTAAAATCATCACTATCTTGTCTTTTAATTATACCCCTCTTTGAATTTTTAAATGGTGTAAAATGAAAGTTTGTCCAAAAATAATGACTACCGGACTCTATTGGTCTAATTAATGGGTCATAGTAACTTATTACATTTTCAATACAAAATTTACCCTTAAACCAATGTTTTAGATATATTATTTCCTGATACAACATCATATCTGGATATTTTACTGTTTTACCTTCTTGAACATTGCTTAATAAATTCATTCTGCTGTGTGTTGGGCAGGGAGGACTTCCCCATATAAAATCAAACTCTTTATAATGGCCTAACAGGTATTTGTGGGCATCACCAACAATAACAACATCTTCAGGATGAAAATGTCTGTACAGGTCTGCAATTTCTGGATTCATTTCTATAGCAGTCACCTCAACATCTTCCCAAAGCTTACGATTTCCTCCGATTCCAGAGTATAAATTTAATACTTTCATATTCCCCCTTAAAATAATTTCATTTCTGGATTAAGACTCAAAACTCTGTGTTGCCTACCGTTGATATACTTTTTCCCTATACAGAAAAGCTTTCCGAGTTTAACAAGCTCTCCGGTTCTTCCGCTAACCCTGTTAATAGGCCAGCCCAACTTTTCTGACGCTTCATAATTTGTCATGTCACCGTAGGATCGGAATATTCCATAAACGTCTAGTTGGCGTTGGGTGAGGTCTGCTTTGAGTTGGTCGTAGGCACTTAAACTTGTGTCTCTCATATCTTACTCCTTTTAGGTTCTTTCAAGAAAGATGCTCTGTCTTGCTCTCCAAATTCGGGATGGTCAATAGGGCAACAGAACGCTTTAGATACCTTCTTTGCTCGTTTCTTTTGAATAGCAAATCGCTTGTTGAGTTTTTGCTGTAGTTTACATGGTTTAGGCATTAAGCTTCTCCTGTCCTTTGGAATCTCATTAAACTTTGCATAAAAGTAGTTTTAGACTCGTATGCTTTTAAAAGTCTTTCTAATCCCTTGTATTTAGATGTTTCTTTTAGGTATTCTTTGTAATAGCCACGTACTTCTTTTGACTGTTCTTCTGGTAGAAAACCAGTTTCCATTAACATTAGAAGAGCCATATCGTACCCAACATTAGGTTTAAAGCTACGGATCATTGATAGCTTAGAAACAAGTATCATTTCTAGTTTATATTTAGATTCATACGCTTTTGCCCTAGCAACCCGATATTCTCCTGCAACTTGTATTCTTGTGGCTAATTCTTCTTTGTGGTTCTCTGCACGTTCTATGTCCATAATTATTTTTTCCTGTTGATTTGCTTGTTGATTTCGTATAATTCTCTGCAAATAAGTATTCTCTTTAGGTGTAGGTCTATTTTGCTTATAGGTTTATCTTCAAAACCTTCTGTTTCATCTCGGCCTATTCTAAGAATACGAACATCTTTAATGTCATATCCGTTTTCTTCTAACAGGATTCCGTACCCTCCTGCAACTTGAGTACCCATTTCTGGATAAATAGCCTTACAGGTTTTCAAGTCAATCAAAGTTAATACTCCATTAATCTCTGCCACTAAATCAATTGTTCCGCCAAACCTATGTTTTTCTGAAACAAGAGCAATCTCACAAGCAACATACTTAACATCTTTCCCTTTTTCCCATTCTAAGAATTTAAGGAAAGCATTTTCAGCTAGATCAATTTGATTTGGAGTGTTATCTGACAAATCTGGCTTTATTTTTTTACCTTCAATCAAACTTTTCACATGACATTCTACTAAATAATGCGCCAAAGTACCTATTTGCGCTAGATCATCTACATATTCTCTGACCTTAATCCCCTCTAATCCAATCTTATTAGCCCAAGGTACGAGAGCAGGTTTATCCATAACACCTGTAAGGGTAGTAACTCCTGGAACTCTTGTACCATCTTTTAAAAGATACCTTGTGTGTACTTTTGCTTTTTTAGCTGATGATTTAACTATATTCATTATTCAGCCCAATTTTCTTGGATTTCTTTTTCCAATTCAGATTTTGGTTTAGAAAACGTATCAACAATAGTAGTATAATCTTGTTTTAAGATTGACCCTATGTTCTTATACCCTAATTTGCCAATAGAAGCGTTAAAATCAGTTTCAGACCAACCATTGACTTTAGCTAAGTCTCTTATCATTTTCTGACCTTCTGTAGAAATAACGTCTTGGGATATACGTTGAGCTTGTTGCGTTGTCTGAGGCTTAACCTCGCTTGATTGTGAGGATTTTACAGCACCCTTGCCATGCGTATTTGTAGTATCAGAATCTTTTGTATCATCTATGCAGAATAAACCATTTAACGCGTACTTTCTTGCGTAGCTTGATGTTGCTCCTGTGATTTGAGCATCATCCATTCCTTTTCTTGTTTCGGATTCTCTAGCACTTGATTTTCCTTGTACGGTTTCTCTTGATTCAATGTCTGTTAGAATTACAGTAGCTTCCACATATACCCTTCCACAAACCTCAATAATTTTATCCGAAAAGGTTAAATGACATTTATTTTTAGCTAACAAAGGTTTAACTGCTTCTAAAATATCCTCACAATTTCTGTACTTATACTTCCCAAAAGCGTTAAATTGCCCTTTTGGTGCTTTCAATTCACTTTGTATCAGCATTAATTTTTCCATTCTTTTCCCCTTCCTGTTCATCAACAACTTCTTGAATAATTTTTATTATTTTGTCTAATCTGTCCATCACAACTTTATTCGGTGTTTTATTAATATCCATTTCAGCATCCCTGTGGTATCAAGATTAACGCCAATGTAACCAATAAGATTGTTCCGAAAACTACTATTACTCCCACCCAAAAACCCGCTACTTCTTCTCTGCTTGGATCAATTGACTGTGGCATTTTATTTACCCTTTCCATAAGTTTTCTCGATTGCGAACCTGATTAAACTACCATAGCTTATTTCTCTAAGTTGGTTTCTTTGCCTTTTTTTCACAGCATCATTCAGTAACTCCTTCTGACGCTTGTTTATTCTTACCTCTAATCTAATGTCTAGCATACCACTCCTTCCGTTGGTTATTCGTTTATGTTACGTTAGAAGTATACACAATAAAACACCCCCTGTCAAGAGGCTTGATAAATTGCTTGTCGTCGGGAAATTAAATTATTTTTTATTATTAAAAGAAATAAATCCAAATCCACGCAATGCAATATACATTGCTTTACGTTTCCAGTAGGGTACTTTGCAGATCCGCATTGCTTGAAGGAAAATTAAATCTGATTCTTTGCGGGGATGTTTGATGTGGTAAAGCCAATCGTGGAGGACTGATGGTCTACCATATTTGCCAGACCAAGGTGATCCGATTATAGGTTGGACTGCTCTAGGTATCGAAGCTCCATCTACTATAAACCCAGTCGGCACAATAAAGTTTCCATATATTTTAGAACGATATTCAAATGGGGCTATGAGTTGCCACCTATTACGACCTAGATATTCACCTAATAAGGGGAAAGGGAAATGTTTGTTTATTGACATTATAGCCTCTCTTCAATCTTTTTAAGTCTATCCAATATTTCTTCTTTACGAATCTTGTTAATCATTTTTTCTTTATCTTCGTCAGATGAATTTTTATATTTCCAACTTATAATCGTAGATCCAACTTCAGTAGCATATTCTTTTTGTAATTCTGATAATGTTTTAGAATATTCTTCTTTGCCAAGCGCTTCCTCTAAAACAACAGCATACTTTCCAGTTGGTTTTGAAATAGTAGGGAAAGACCCTTTATCTGACAATCTATTAAACTCAAGAGTAATATCGTTAGACTTGTCATCTTTGAAAACACCGCCCTCAATCTCCCTACCCATAAAATCATACTTTGCATCTTTAGGGAATAAAGCGTTCCATACATCATAAGATAGCACAGAGGGTATCATTCTTACTTTAGCCCAATTAGACATTCCTTTCCAATCCAACTTCATGCTTTTAGCTACTGATTCCATGTTATCTTTTTTAAGAGAATATCCTATCCTAGAAGTAATTGTGCTTACTTCTTTTATTCCTGGAGAATCCATGATTGCGCCTGCTATACCTCTTAAATATCCAGAAACAGGGTCACCACCTCTTGTTTTTGCTTGCCTTGATGTCATAATCGCTGATATTGGAATATTAACCATTGGTAAATACCTAAGTGCTATCCATTTCCCAGCAAATCTCACATAACTAGTTCCAGCATTTCTTGCCCTTGCCAACTGATACTCTTTTCTTCCAATAGTATTGTATCCTCCTATATAATCATCATCATCAAGAAAAGAAGCAATTAACATAGCAGCACCAGTTAATCCAACATATCTAACTAAATTGGTTACTGCTGACCTCATATTTTTAGCACGATCATTAATATTAGATTTACGGTTCGCAACTTGAATATCATGTATACTCTTAACAATACCATATCCTGTTGCTGTTTTAACTCCTTCCGCAGTAACTA